GAATTTCTCCGCGGGATCCTCGGTCTTTCTACGCTGTGAAGCGTGGTCAGCATTGCTATGGAGTAAAGTGTATGCCTTCCGATTCTTATGGTCTTGACTCTATCGCAGACGGGAGAGTTTCTCCCCTGTGGTGGGCCAGGAACAGGAACTGGGAGAACACACCTAACTTTCGCAATGTGCCTAAAGTCGATCTCCCGATAAACGGTTTCTTGTATGGGGTTCATGCCGGGGAACAAAAGCCCTGGACTTACTCCTACACGAACCGATCAACGGGCTCGACTACCGTCGTATATACTGGAGTCTACTTCGAGTATAATGGGAATTTCGTTTCATATCATAACGATATGCAGACGGAGTTCTTCCCGTACTCGGAGTGGGACAAACAGGCTAACGACGCGCTGCTAAAAGCCCTGGTTCGGATATCCGACCAGAAAACCAATCTCTTGGTGGCCTTAGCGGAAGCGCATAAAACGTCTGACTTGATCTTATCGACGGCTAACCGTCTGTACAGATCTTTCAGAGCATTTAAGCGCGGCAACTTTCGAGAAGTTGCTAATTTACTTAACATCTCCCCTCGACGTATCCACAATTCGTGGCTCGAGTATAAGTACGGGTGGATGCCCTTACTTATGGATGTTAAAGGTGCCGCTGAGTTCTTTGCTCAGAAGGCGCTACCCGAGAGGCAGTTCGTGGAGGCGGTCGGAATTGTTGAGGGTACCCGTCAAGGTACTCGCACTAGTTCCGGCTACTACTACGATCGTCCTTGGCCCTTGATCCAGACCTGGGAAGGTCGGGTTCGAACCAAGGTTAAGTTACGTGTGGAATTGACGTCTCCACATCTCTCGGAAGCACAGCAGTTGGGTCTGACCAATCCAGCTCTTGTGGCTTGGGAGCTTGTCCCTTTTAGTTTTGTTTTTGACTGGTTTATATCGGTCGGAGACTGGCTAACTGCTCAGACAGCTCTAGTCGGGGTTACGCTCAAGACGGCTGCGGTGATCCATGAGGAACACACGTACTATAAGTATTTTCGTCCGGCCATCGATCCTTTCGATGGTTCGAACGATCATCACTACGGTGCGCGTGAAGCCTACGATACCCGCGTGCAATATTGGCGTCGACCTCTAACTGTCGATCCCTCAACGATACAACCGACGATGAAATTTGATCTGGGTTTCCAGAAAATGATAACATCGTTGGCATTGTTGAAGGGTAACGCGTCCCGTCTGGGACGATTCTAACTTCCTCCTATAGGAGTGTTTCTATGGCAGCAGCTGCTGCATTGACCCTGAAGAACAACGCTGCCTCGAACGTCACGTTCGACGTGTATTCGGTTGAATCCGATCGCGTCGAATGGGTCGAGTCGGGTGCAACGTCTATCCTCGGGATGGTCCGCGCCAGTCTGGGTCGCAAGATCCCGGCTGATAAGACCAACGGAGTCTACCGTGTCCCTGGATCGCTGAAGTACCCGGTCGTAAACTCGACCACCGGTGCTCTCGACGGTACTGTCACGATGAACTTCGAGATCCTTCGTCCCGCCAATCTCAGCAACACTAACGTTGACGAGGCCTATGCCCGCTTTAAAGAGCTGGTTGGCCAAGCCATCGTAAAGGCTGCTGCCGAATCTGGCGCTATCCCCACCTAAGTCAAGGAGCCATAATGGCTAAGTCACGTAGCTTTTCAGTTCGCGCACGGGCCATGAGTGCTCTGCTTGCGGAGTTCTCTGCCACCAGACATCTTTTTGCCTTCGTCGATACAGACTTTAAGAGGGACTTTCGTGCCCTCTGGGACTGTATGAAGTCGGCAGAGATGTTCTATCATGGTGGTCAGTGTAATCTCCAAGATGCAAGCATGACTGCATTCGACGCGAACTCACCTATCTCTGCGATGACTAAGAGGAAACTCCTGGTCATGTACAATCGTAGGCGCTCTCGGGAGAGAGCGGAAGTTCTCACGATATTCACATGTCGTGGTAACATTCTTGGATTCGTGGTCGTTAGTGATAACGGCCGCGCTTCCTGGTTCGCTGTCGAATCAGTGGAGGAAACAGATGACCTTAATGCAAAGGACGTTACAGCGTTTGTGAAGACGCTGGCAGCGCCCCTCGCCTCGCATCGTTGGTAAACGTGCGAAGGGTCATCAATGAGAAGGACTCAAAACCAAGGGGCGCGCAATGCGCTCTTTGGCTCTCTTCGTACAACTGTCGAGAGTTTTAGGACTAACGGTAACGTTGTCCTAACGGAGGTTGCAACTGAGCTTTTTGAGTCGCTTGATACAGCAGTCTCGCTATCCTGCGAGATACTTCTTCGTTACGGTGATCTTGAACAGTTGTTCAGGAAAGCCGTTAATCCAATGGACTATAACCAGTCTTCAACGTTTCGCGACGACTATTTGGCCGTCTCGTTCTTGAAGAAAGCCCCTATCGAGGCTGTTGGTGTAAATCCTTTGGAAGCTGCAAAGAAGAAATTCTTTGAAGCCGAGGAAGCCTGCCGTACTACCAATCAGAGAATCCGGAACTTTCTCGTCGCACCTGAAAAGGTAAGCGATGCTGTAAGGCGAGCTTTTTCTCTCGCCGGGCATAAAATCGAGAAGGTTTTAGGAAGATTTGTTGGTAGGGAGTGGCTCGTCAGTTGTCGTTTTGGACCCGGAGTATTCAACGCATCCGTGAGGACCCGCGGTATGACTTCGGTCTACGATAAGCTGCAAGTCCGCCCGTCAGTCACCCATGACTTTCGGGACTCTGCGGCCATGCTCGTGATGAGCTCGCCGCAGTGGGCCAGGTCTGTAACCGGACTGGAGGCGGATGGCTTTTGGCCATTCGTTTCGACGTCTGAACTAGACTTGGTTCCTGGCAACCGAGTAACATTCGTTCCGAAAACCGCCCTAACTCACCGTCCGATTGCGATTGAACCGTTGATGAATATCTATGCCCAGTTGGGTATAGGTAGGATGATGCGGAGACGTTTGCGTCGGGTCGGGGTTGATCTGGATGATCAGACTCCTAACCAGGAGTGTGCATTATCTGGGTCAGTCGACGGGCTTCTTGCTACGATAGATCTATCTTCGGCCTCTGATACAGTGGCCAAGGAGCTGGTCCGATCACTCCTTCCGGATGATTGGTTCTTTGCTCTCGACTTGTGTCGATCAAAAGTCGGCACTTTAGACGGGGTAGCCTATCGTTATGAGAAGTTTTCCAGTATGGGAAACGGTTACACGTTCGAACTTGAGAGCTTGATCTTTTGGGCTCTCGCTAGTAGCGCGTGTGAAATCGCTAATTGCCCTCCTTTTGAGGTTAGGGTGTATGGTGATGACATAGTAGTGCCAGTCGCCGCTTACGAAACACTGAAAGAGATCCTGGAGTATTTCGGATTTAGGCTTAATGGCCAAAAATCCTTTGCTACAGGAGCTTTTCGTGAATCGTGCGGAAAAGACTACTACAACGGTGACGATGTCCGTCCCCTCTTTGTTAAAGAGGTCCCTGATGGCGCTCCGGCGCTCTTCGTCCTCGCGAACGGGATTAAACGTCTGGCGAGCCGTCGCAACCTTGGTATTGGTTGCGATATACGGCTTTACCGGGCGTGGAAATCTGTCGTGCGAAGACTTCCTAGATCAGTTACACGCTGTTGTCGGGTCCCTGCTCACGCAGGGGACACCGATGGGCTGGTGACTGACTGGGATGAAGCTCAAGTTTCCCCATTTGTTATTCCTCACCCGGGAGGGTGGGAGGGGTTTCTTGGGATCAGACTGAAGGCTGTACCAGTTCTTGTTGCTTCTCCGAGCAATTTCCTGGGGGGCGTAGCTGCTACGCTCTATCGCTTTCGTGACGGTTTGGTAGACGACTTCGAAAAACCAATCGAAGATTCTCCCGCTGCTTCTCCGAGGCAGAGGAGGGATTTCGTTTACCGGTTACAGAACAAGAGCTTTTATGGCCCTTGGACCGGCCTAGGGGGGTGGGTTTAATACCCCCCCGGGCCTTTGTGGGTAATTA